GTCATACTTACGTAGCAGCAGGGTTGCGCGCTGCTTGGTGGTCATGTCGTTCATTGCTCTTCCTTTCTTTTGGTTAGATGTGCTCGTCGTAGGCTAGGATAGCCATGCACAGGATGATTCCGATCAGGACGAATAGCTCGAATGGCATGTCATCTCTCCTCTCAACGAAACTCAATCTCTCGGCGCGCGTTCAGTCGCCAGTCGCACCAACTGCTGTGTTCGTGCTCGATGTCGTTCAGTTCTTCACCTATACGCATCACTTCATATGCAGCGGGGGATTCGTCGGAAGTGGTATCGAAGGTATGGGTGAACCGCTCTATTGCTTCCTCCACTGCACCTACGTGCATATAGCTTCCATACCACTTCACGCTTTCATAGCGCACCAGCACCGCGTCCGTGCCTACCTCGATCTTGGCTTCCCACCCGGCCTTGGCTTCCTTGATGGGGTAGTTCTCATCGAACCACAGCTTGAGCGCCGACAAAGGCAGCGGGTCGGGGACTTGCCGCGTGTAAAACGCGACAACCACATCTGATCTATAGCCCATTAGCCCTGCTCCTCGTCTGGTATCACTTCCTCCAACACGAACGCCGCTTCGCCATCGCTGCGGACTATTTCTGCAATAAGCTCCATCAGCCCATCACGGGCTTCTTCCTCGGACTCTGCCCCGACACAGAACATCCCCGTAAAAACATAAGTCGCCATCTCACTCTCCTACGCGCTTAGGGTTAAGACCCTTCAGGTCTTCCGGATTTGAAATTAAGATGTAGTTCCCCTTGTTGAGGGGAGCGACAGTCCACTTGACCTCACGCGCAGCGAAGTCGCCACATGGTAGGCAGGTATTGTATCCCAACTCTTGACGCCGGGGCGGGAACGTATCCCCGCAGGTGAAACATATAGCCATCTCATTTGCTCCTAGCTGAATTGCCGCGCAAGCACGGGTTTGCGCGCACCGGGCATGAGGAGGCGTTTCTTATAGCCCCGCCCGATGTTGATCGCGCAGTAGTAGCGCACCGCTTGGTGGAGGTTGCCCTTGAAGGCGTAGCGGGTGGTGTATTTCTGGTTCTTATGTCCCACTTGCACGAGAAACTCGGTTGTTTCGGAATAGGCAATGCGGTTGCCGTCCAGCGTCGCGGTTTTAATCGCCATCTCATCTGCTCCTTGCTTACTCGGGTAAGGTAGCTCGTGGGCTACCTTCCCTTGCTCTTATGCTGCTATCCCATACAAACGGTTGCGACGGTATTCCCCCATCCACCGGACAGAACGCAGGTTGGTCTCAGTGTGGGGATGAGTCTGGGTGCGGTGCTTGGATGTGGTCGGGCCGTATCTGTCCTCATTCTCGAACCACGTCTGATCCTTGGCGTCATAGATAAACAGCGGCCAATGCACCCCATAGGAATACACCACATAGAGGCTACCTTCCCAGTTGCCGTAAAGCTGGCCATTGTGGTTGGTGAAATCTTCCTTGGCTTGCACCAGCGGACGGGCTTTCCAGCCTGATACTTTCTTTGGTTTGCTCATGTGCTTGCTCCTTATACCTGCGCCAGTAGCGCGTAGATGCCGATGATTCCCAATGCGACCGCGAAGCGGATCATCAGGTGGGCGAAAAAATCTATGCTGGTCATCGCTCTGTCTTTCTTTTTGAGCTTGCTTACTCGGGTAAGGAAGCCGGTGTGTGCAGGGCGTCTCTCGCCCCGACCTCTTACGTATAGCAAGCTAACTATACAATGTCAAGTCCTAGTCGGCAAGGCAGCGGAGCGAGGTTAAGGGTTAGCGCTCGGGGCTACCTTACCCGAGTAAGCAAACGGGGCGGGGTGAGGGGAATCCCATTTCGTTCATGATGGAGGATACCTTTTATGAACAAGACCCATTTCGTTCATCATGGAGTATACCTTTTATGAACGAAAACCACGCTGTGGGTAATGTAATAAAGTAAGGTTTGGCGGAGGGCGTTATTACAATAGACCTTACATTAGGAACCCACGGATTCCTGCGGGTTTTGGAAGGAAATTTGGGGTATTGTAATAATTTAATAGAAAAAAATATATATATAGCGGGGGGCAGAACTTTGACAATGGATTGTAGGAATCGGCAGAGCCGGATTCGAACTTTGGAAGTTTGGTTATAACCCTGAAAATGCCCTTACATTATTACATTAGGGCAAAAGTTGAGGATTTCTGCGCTTTGTAATAAAAAAAATTTATTACAAAAGAACCTTACATTACCCCCACTTTATTACATTACAAACCCGTCCGCGCGCTCGCTCGCTCGAACTATCATTTTTTGGTTGACGCAGCGCCATTTTTGGCGCTATGCACTCGTGCATAGCGGTAGCGCAGCCGCCCGCTCGCCCGCTCGCTCTAACTACTATCCTAACAGGACGCGGATCGCGCGCGGCGCGGACAAAAAAAGGGGAAGCCTTTCGGCTCCCCCCGTTTGTGCCTATCGGCTTAGCTGTTAGTCATCTGCAAAGGTGTCGGGGTTGCTGGCAACTAGTGTAGCAATGCGGCGCGCAAACGATAGGGCATTAGGTGCAAGCGCTTCCTCACCCTTGGCCGCCCCTTCGATAAGCCGCAAGGCCGCTGCAAGTATCTCACTAGGTGTAGCAACCGGCGCGGCGCTGTCCCCGCCCTTTTCGTTCTGCGGGGCGGCGCGATTAGAACCAGCCTCACCCTTGGCGGCCTTAGCAAGGGCGGAGAGGCTTTTCGCCTCCCGCATTGCGGCGGCCTTATCGCCATTGCCGCCCGATAGCTTAAGCTCCCCATTTACAATGTCGGCTGTCATCCCCTCCGCACGGATAGCACGCGCCATTGGAATAGCCTTGCTTGCCATTGTCCACACCGCCGCAACCGGCGCGGGGAGATTAAAAAACGCCGTTTGGAATCCGGCCTTATAGGCTGTCTGTGCTGTCTTACTGATAGCGCCTTGCGCGTTGCGCTTCCAAGCAAGCGAGTCATCCCCATATTCCGCAACCCCCATGCACTCGACATGGGTATGGATGTCGGCCTCATCAGTGCCCTTGATGTCGAATGTCCAAGGGCGGAGGGCGGCCTCATCACTGGCAAAGCCTGCTACCATAACAGCAAGGGCGGCGGCCTGCTTACCCTTAGCTACGTCAATAGCGGCCTTGCCCTTAATCGCGGCCTGCGCGGCAAGGGGAAGGATTAGCGCGGCCTCATCTGCATTGAATGAGGCGGCGGCAAAGTTGCTAGCGGTGATCTTGTCCATTGTGACTGTCTTTCTTTTGAGGCGGGGCGCGGCGTGATTGCCGCCCCGCCCTCATTCTTTGAACGACCAACCATACAATGTAAAGAGGCGGCCTTGCTTACCCGAGTAAGCAAAGCGGGGGATTGCACCTAATGTGGTAGGGATTGTCACCAAAATGAGAGGGGGGAGGGTGTTCACGTTTCTGCCTTGCGCAACCCTACCCATCCCCGACCCCCCAAAGCACAGGGAAATGCACCCGCCCGCGTATACATAGTATTTTGCGCAGCCGACGACGCAAAATGAGAACCAAGCCGAGCCAAAGTGGGCCGAGGGGGGTACCCCCTCCAAAATCCAGCCATACACCGTCAACCCGGCGCACAGGGAGACCCCCCGTCTATGGTACCTTGACGCTTTTTGCCCCGGGGGGTATTACATATGGCGTTTCCCCTCGAAACTTGGGGGTGAGTAGCTTCGGGACGATCTTCGGGGCTTGCTTGCAAGGCTCACCCCCTTCCCCCTTTACTTCCCACTGCGCTCGCAGCTATAAGGTGCTTCTGCTCCCCCAAACCGGACGCTGCACCTATGCCGAGAGTAAAAGTAGAACCTAGTTCGGAACACCCGATGCCATTCAGCATCGAGCCGGATGAAACCGACACGTTCATGGAAGAGATAACCGTCGCAGCTAATACAGCTGAGATGTTGGAGACCCTTGGTGCTCCCTTAGAGGTCGACCCGGTCACCCTCGACCGAGAAAAAGCGTTGATCGACGCTGTGGCTAAGCGCCAGCAAACTACCCCGTTAAAAAACTATTCCACCGCCTTGGCAGCCTCCGGCTTCCTGAAGACCTATGGGCAGAGTCTAGCCTTCGATGTGGGGCAGGTCCGGGCCGCGCTGACCAACAAGCTGCTCGAAATCGCCAACTGTGGCGAGATTAAATATGAGCTTAAAGCATTGGAATTGCTTGGGAAACACAGCGACATCAGCCTGTTCACCGACAAATCCGAGATCACCATAAACTATAACAGCCCAGATGCGCTCGAAGCGGCGATCAAGGAGCGCGTGAAGCGCCTGCTGAACGCAGACATTATAGATGTGACCCCAAATGGCATAGACCTTGACGAGGAGTTGGGGGTCTACACCCCTGAGCCGGAGGAAGATGAAGGGGAAGAAGAGGCGGAAGGCGATGACTGAAGCCCAGCACATGCGCAATCTTGCTAAGTTACTACGTCAACTGGATGAAGGCACAGTGATCCTCGATTCTTGGTTTGCTCAAGAGGCAGCAGCGCTGCTGGAGAAGTATGCCAAGGAGGGTGAAGAGGAATAATGCCCTCAGGTCGCCCCAACTTGCAGTTGATCGACGAGATTAGCTTGGCTGATCTACCTAGAATCTTGCCTGCGTTACCCCTACACGAGCAGGAGAAGCTGTTAGCCGAGCTAGAGAAGCTCCAAGAGCTAAAATCCAAGCAAATTGCCCAAGATAAGTTCCTTGGGTTCGTCAAAGAGGTCTGGCCGAGCTTCATTGGGGGCCGACACCACGCCAAAATGGCTGATGCCTTCGAGCGCGTTGCAAACGGTAGCTGCAAGCGCCTCATAATTAACATGCCACCCCGCCATACCAAGAGCGAGTTCGCCAGTTACCTGCTCCCTGCTTGGTTTTTAGGCAAATTTCCGCATAAAAAGGTCATTCAATGCTCGCACACAGCGGAATTGGCGGTCGGCTTTGGCCGTAAAGTGCGAAATTTGGTCGACACTGACACTTATCACCGCATTTTCCCCGAATTAAACCTTTCTGCGGACTCAAAAGCTGCTGGCCGCTGGAATACCAGCAAAGGTGGGGACTATTTTGCTATTGGTATAGGTGGTGCGGTGACCGGTAAGGGTGCTGACGTGCTCATCATCGACGACCCGCACTCGGAGCAAGAAGCTGCTATCGCAGAAGTTAACCCTGATATTTACGACAAGACCTACGAGTGGTATACATCCGGGCCTCGTCAGCGTCTGCAGCCGGGTGGGGCTATCGTCGTCGTGATGACGCGTTGGTCGAAGCGCGATCTGACTGGGCAAATCCTCAAAGATGCGGCTGCTAATGACAGCATTGGCGAGTGGGAAGTCATTGAATTTCCAGCAATTTTGCCCTCTGACAAGCCGCTATGGCCTGAGTTCTGGGAGTTGGAAGAGCTTCTGAAGGTCAAGCGCGACGTCCCTAACAGCAAGTGGATGGCGCAGTACCAGCAAAACCCTGTATCTGAGTCTGCTGCTATCGTGAAGCGTGAGTGGTGGCAGGAGTGGCCGAGAGAAAGCCCTCCTCAGTGCGACTTCATCCTACAAAGCTGGGATACGGCCTTCGAGAAGACGCAACGCGCCGACTATTCGGCGTGCACTACATGGAAGGTGTTTTACCA